GTGACATACGTTGAAATTTTGACTTTTTGTTTCAGAAACTTTCAGAATCAAAAAAAGTGGGTGATAGTATGCAAAGTGCCGAAATAAGTGCCGAAATAGAACGTCTTAAAGCGGAATTTAAAGGCGCTGATGAAAGTAAAATCAGAACTCTTGAGGCTTTGATAGAACAAGCTGCTTATGAACGCATCTATTTGAAAAGACTGAATGAACAGGCGTTTGAAACTGGACTGATAAAAGTACATCCAGACGATCCAAAGATGCAAAGGACGCTTCCTGTTTCAGGCGAAATCGCTAAGCATTCAGCAGCGCTTACAAACATAATGGACAAACTCATGAAGCACCTTGAAGTTGAAGACGACGATGAGGACGAAGGGTTGGATGATTATGAGTGATTGGCAACAGGGTCATAGTTACTTACTCGAGTACTACAACAAATGTAAATCGGGTGAAGTTCTTATCGGTAAGGAACTAATGACTCAATTGGATATGCTCATTGAAGACATGAATGATCCTAAGTATAAATTTGATTTAGACTTAGCGCATAAAAGAATCAAATTTATTCAAAGTGAGTGCAAACATAGTATTAGTCCATTTGCGGGAAAGCCATTCATTCTAGAATTGCATCAGAAAGCGTTTAGAGAAGCAATATATGGATTTTACATGGAGATTGAAGGTCAATGGCTTAGGAGGTTTATCGAAGTCACGTACCTGGTCGCTAGAAAAAACGGTAAAACGACCGAAGTTGCTGCAGACGGCAATGCAGAATTCTTTTGCGGTAATGCCGGAACAAATATATTATGTGCTTCAAATGACTATGAGCAGGCCGGTCTGGTATTCGATGAAATAAACAATATGCGTGAGGAAAGCCCAAAACTTGCCAAGGTTACGCGTAAGAATATCAAAGGCATATTCATGGGCAATCCAAAACAGAAGAATAAAAAAGGCAAATTTAGTCGTCAGAACAAAGCAAAGATCAAGAAACTATCAGCTAAGACTGGCGCTAAAGAAGGCAAGAACGTCGACGTAGCTCTTGTTGATGAAGTCCATGAAATGAAAGATGATAGTTTGGTAAGGCCAATTAAGCAATCTATGTCCACCAAAGACGAACCATTATTTATCGAGATTTCAACAGAAGGATTTACAGAAGATGGCTATCTTGACAAGCGCCTTGCTGAAGCCAGAAGAGTTTTAAAAGGTGAACTGAGTAGACCTCGCTGGTTAATATGGTTATACACTCAAGATAGTGAAACAGAGGTCTGGCAAAACAGAAAATCATGGGTAAAATCGAATCCGAATTTGGGTGTTTCGAAAAAATGGCATTATCTAGATGGGCTTGTTGAAGAAGCAAAAACAAACAGTGCTACAAGAGCGTTTATGTTGGCCAAAGATTTTAATATCAAGCAATCAAATGCTCAAGCCTGGATGCAAGAGGCGGACTTAATTAACGTGGAGACATATGATTTGAATAGTTTTAGAGGTGCATTCTATATCGCAGGGAATGACTTTATGGAGACTACAGACTTATGTGCTTCAAAGCTATTATTGATGAAACCGGGAAGTAAGAAAATCTATTTTCATTCACGCTATTGGATCCCAGAGAGCAAATTGATTCTTTCGCCTGATGACGTTGACTATCGCCAGTGGGAAAAAGACGGATTTCTCTCAATCGTTGAAGGTAACAGCGTTGATACTTCTGTAGTGGCTGACTGGCAGTGGAAGTTACTTGAAGAATACGATTTGAAACCCTACAAAAGTGGTTATGACAATCGATATGCAAAGGATTACATCAATAGGTTTGAAGAAATATTTGGTAAGGACTTATTATTAAATGTGCCTCAAGAAGCAAAGGTTTTGAACAATCCAATGAGACGACTTGAAGCAGATTTAAGAGACAAACTTGTAAATTATAATAATTGTTATGGCGATCTATGGTGTTTTAAGAACACTGGTATAAAAGTCGATTCAATAGGCAGAATACAGCCTGCAAAAATGCATGTTACAAAAAGAATAGACGGCACCGCTGCAGCAGTTGTAGCGTATGCCGTTTTTGAATGGCACAAAAGTGAATTCTTATCGCTAATAGGATAAAGGTGGTGGTGATTTGGGCGTAATAAGTTATTTGAGCAATATCATTCCAGGAAGAGCGAGGTATAAGTCTTACTTGATGGATGGGAAAGCTATACTAACAAGTTTTGGGAAGGATATTTATCTTTCGGACTTTGTAAACAATGCCATCGAGCGCGTGGCATCTGAGATTTCTAAAATTGAAATCAAAAGTGTTGTATCGACAGACGATTATATCAAGATCCAAAACGATGACATCACAAGATTGTTTAGAACGAAGCCTAATCCACTTCAAACGACTAGTGATTTTTTAGCAAATGTTGAGTGGCTAAGAAGAAAGCATCGAAATGCTTTTATCTATCCACAATACACTTTAATCAAGTCAAGGAATGGCCAAATCTACAAGAAATATACCGCAATGTATCCACTCAAACCCAATTCTATTGAAATTGGTATTGGGGATGATGGCAGCATTTGGGAAGTCTTATTTCATTTTGACTCTGGTGAAAGTTTCACGATTCCTTATTCAGAATTGATTCACATGAAATGGCGCCGCGGAGCAAGTACGATTATTGGCGGTGGTGATGACAATGGACAAGGTAATGACTACGATATTCTAAGGACATTGGATGCGCTTGACAAGACGATTCAAGGACTTCCTAAAAGCATTGAAGCAAGTCTGCAGATTAAAGGTGTATTTCATGCCAAAACGCTTGCGGATACAAGCAAAATCAAACTGATTAGAGACGAATTTGAATCCCATATCGCAGAAAGTAAAACAGGAATGATTGCTACTGATCTTGGTGGTGAATTCACTCCGATGAACATTAATGCAACTCAAATACCGGATTCGATTCTTAAATTCATGAAGTCTGTGATTCAAGAAAGGTATGGCGTATCGGCTGCAATTCTATCTGGAGACTATTCTGGTGATCAGCATAGCGCTTTCTATCAAACTGCAATTGAAGACTTCATCGTACAGTTTGAGCAAGCAGCATCGGCGTGCTTATTCTCTCAAAGAGAGCTAGATGTTGGCCATGTTATTAAATGCTATTACGACAAGGTCAATTATTTGTCGACAGATAGTAAATTAAAGCTTGCGGATCTGGCCAAACAAACAGGAACTATGACATTAAACCAAATTAATGAAATGTTTGGTATTGCACCATTTGAAAAAGGAAATAGGCGACTTCAAACTCTTAATCTAGTCAACATTGACTATATTGATGAATATCAACTTAACAAATCAAAACCACAAAGCCAAGGAGGTGTAGCAAATGAAAGCAAATAGTCCTGAACGTCGTCTTATAGAAGTTAGGGCAGTAGGAGAAGATGGCAAGATGACCGTTGAGGGATATGCCATTAAATTTAATACGCCTGCAACGCACAAAATTGGCAAGAGAAAGTTCACCGAAGTCATCAAAGAAGGTGCTTTGTCTAATACCAATATGAAAGACGTACCGATGCGATACAACCACAATGATAACGTGCTCATCATGGCCAGAACTCGCAACAAATCGTTAAGATTAATTGTTAATGAAATAGGGTTATTGGTTCAAGCGGACCTATTAGACACACAAAGCAATAGAGACTTATACAAGGCGATAAGCGAAGGATTGATTGATCAAATGTCATTCGCATTTTCGGTAACTGAAGGCGGCGATACTTGGACCTACAAGGACGATGAAACATATCGCGAAGTTAAACAAATTGAAAGACTGTACGATGTATCGGTTGTGGATACGCCGTTTTACGAAAGTACATCTATATATGCTCGTAGTTTGGAAATACTGGAGAGTATGGAACAACGGCTGGTAAGCTCAAACGAGATTGAGGCACTCAAACTTAGAATTATGATGAAAGGGAAGGTAAACTAGAATGAAAGATAAATTATTGAAATTGATGGCTAAAAAGAGCCAAAGAAAAGCAGAAATCGTTGGTTTGTCAGACAAAACAAGTAGTGTTGAAGAATTGAGAAGTTTTAATTCTGAACTTGACACACTCAATGAAGAGATTAGATCATTACAAGAAATGATCGACGCTTGTGACGATGTTACACCAGATACTGGCGTTGCTGAAAGAACTAATGTGGTCAATGGTGAAGTTCCAAATGTAGTTGTAGCTGGCGCCGGTTCAGAAAAGAGAAAAGCGGACAATTCTGAAATTGAAAAAAGAGTTGAAGCAATCGCTACTGATATGAGAAGTGGTAAAGAAGTTACTATTTCTCAGGATGTTCAAGCCTATCTTGAAAAAAGAGCAGTTACTTCTGCAAACGTTCTGTTAGAGAACAAGTACAAGAGACAAGTTGCTGAAAACTTCAATGAAGTTGCGCAAACTATTGATTTAGTTGATGCTTATTCTCTTGATGGTGGAAATTCATACACTGTTTCTTTCCAATTGACTGACGGTGATGCTGACTATTCAGATGAAGGTGCAACTTATACAAACAGTGAAGGAACCTTTGGCACTGCATCTACTGGTCGTGCTAAAATCACTAACAGTGCAATCGTTTCTGAAGAAGTTGTTGAATTGCCTAATGCTGATTACCTCAACAGAATTGTAAACAGCGTTAGAAAGTCAATCAGAAAGAAAAGTAGCAATCAGATCATCGCGGGCCCAGGCGGTGCAAATGCGCTCACTGGTATTTACAATGCACCAACGGTTTCTATTCCTGCTAGTTACAAAGTTGAAATTGCTTCAATTGACAAGAACACTTTAAGAGCCATTGTATTTGGTTATGGTGGTGATGAAGATGTTGAAGCTCCAGAGACTTTATTCCTGAATAAAAAGGACCTTGAAGCATTTGCAGCAATTGAAGCAACGGATGGTCGTCCTTACTATGCTATTCAATACAATGGCGGTAGTGGATTTATTCAAGAATCAGGTAATGGTCTTAAAGTGCCATATACAATCAATAGCGCATGTAATGCACTCTCTGCAGCAGCTACAGTTGTAGGCACTAAAACGATGGTATATGGAAATCCAAAAGCGTACGAAATGCCATTGTTTGCTCCATTGACAATTAAACGCTCTGATGAACGTTACATTGATCAAGGCAAAATCGGTTTCTTCGGCAAGATTATTGCTGGCGGTGTTGTGAATTCTTACAAAGCCTTCATTCCAGTAGTAAAAAAGTAATTACCGATAGCTCATTGTCCGCGCTGACTATCGGTTCATTAGTTTTATCGCCAGAGTTTGATGCTGATGTTGTTGAATATACGACAACTACATCAAATGCGACTAATACAATCACAGCAACTTCTACAGATGAAACTGCAGTGGTTGAAATACTTGTAGGGTTGACCCCAGTAACGAATGGGACAGCTGCTACATGGGCAAGCGGAGAAAATATTGTCACCATAACGGTTACAAATGGTGCGGTCGAAACAGTTTACACTGTAACGGTCACGAAGGAGTAACATATGGCATTAATCGATGAAGTTAAAAATAAAATTGGCATTTTTTATTCAGATCCGAAAAAAGATGCTGAAATAGCTCAATCGATTAGCGCGGCACAACTATACTTCAAAGGTGCGGGGTGGGATGTTACCACTCCGGACGCTTTGGGGATTGAAGGCATAGCGCTTTTCTGTAAAATGGCACAAAACACTGATCCAATGTTACTTCAAAATCATCCGATTTTGATTAGCTTTATAACACAAGGGAGAGCGAAACCAAATGAAGTTTAATCCAACCACGCCTATAAATCTATATGTAAAAAACAGCAACTACGTTCCTGGAGAAGGACATGAAACTACGTGGCAACTGCTTGAAAGCATCTATAAAAACGCCACTGAAACGGAGCCAGCTCTTAAGACAAGTGTGTTTTACGTTGAATGGAAGGGCGGATTTGGTGACAGACTCATGGCGGCTCAAGCTATCGGTGTCAGTGACATGGCCACTATTAGAACTTTTTATAATCCAGTTATATTTGAAGCTGCAAAGACCAAAGAGGTACTTGTGGTACTAAACTGTGATTCAACTGCATTTATTGAGAACAAACCTAATGTCGACAGCATTAATCTGTATGAAATTTGGGGAGGAATCGACAACGTTGATCAACAAAATCAGTTTATGGAGTTTAAGGTTAGGAGGTACGAAGCCAAATGATGAAAGAAGCACTTGAATTAATACAGTCGACCTTAGATGCTACTCTTGCAGCTAAAAAAATTAGATCCTTTTGGAACAACAGAACTGAAACAGAAGATGCTAATAAACGAGAATATATTGTTTATTCATACTCAGGCGGTGATGTCCCAGATAGTGCAGACGATCATGATTTAGTCAAAAACTGTAGTGTAACGATCAAGTACTATTATGAAAAAACGCTAACTGCTTCAAAATCTGGTCGTACATCAATTCTAGACACTATTAGTTTGATAAAATCGTCACTCGAATCACACGATATCGATGTTTCTGAGCCGTTTGACGCTGGAGACATAAATAGCAATGGTTTCTATGCGGTGATATTCGAGTGCGAGATTTGGAGCGTTGTATGAGTGTAAAAATAGAATTAGGTGATCTTGGAAAAGAAATAGCCAACATCTTAGATGAATATGGCGATGAGGTATATGAAGCGGTTGAAGAAGGGTTAGATGCAGCTGAATCAACCTTGATAAATAGACTTAAATCTAATAGCCCAGAAGGTAAGACCAAGCAATATCGAGCTGCATGGAAATCAAAGGGGAAACGTTATAAACTCAAACGCTATGTTCACAACACAAAGATGGTTCAAAATAGTGAAAAAGAAACAATCCCACTATCTAATATTCTTGAATACTCCGAAGATTCAAAGCATCAAGGCTTAATTAAGCGAACATTTGATGACAGTGTTGAGTCTATGAGTTCAGCATTTATGGAGGCATTCAAGAAGAAAATTTAATTTGTCCGAGGAGGCGAAGTATGTCAAACAAGGTTAAATATGGTTTGAAAAATGTGCACTATGTACCAATCACTGAGGTGAATGGTAAGCCACAATATGGAACTCCAATTGCGCATCCTGGAGCAGTGAGTTTATCGCTTCAAGCGGAAGGTGAAAAACTGGATTTTGAAGCAGATGACACAACTTACTATGAAGAAACCAGTAATAGTGGTTACACTGGTGAACTAGAGCTCGCGCTTATTCATGATCATTTCAGAAAAAACATCATGGGTGAAACAGAAGATTCAAATGGTGCTCTTTTCGAGAATTCAGAAGCGAAATTCATACCTTTTGCGCTTATGTACGAGTTCATGGGTGACGTCAATGCCACTAGACATATTCTTTACAATTGCAACGCAGCACGACCTGAAGTAGCAAGTAAAACAAAAGGCAAGTCAATTGAAGTGTCAGCTGAAAAACTATCTATCAGTGCGAGACCTGCAATTGACACGAAAGACGTTAAAGCAAAACTTACTAAGGGGCAAACAGGGTATGACACGTTCTTCAGCGCAGTCTACCTTAAAAACGCGCCTTTGAATACAGCAACTGTCACTACAGAAGTGTTCAGTAAAGCAGCGCCTGCTGATGTTGAAATTGATACGACATCGACAGCAACAAATGCTATTACAAACGTAAGACTTGATGGCTCTTTGATTCCAGGCATATTCTTAACTGTGACAGGCCTTGATGTCGCAATCGATAGCTCGTATGTGACAACTCTAGATGTTGGCGCATATTCTGTAACTGTCGAATACGAAAAAGGCAATGCGGTTACTGTAGCACTTAATGTAACTGCATAATTTGAATTAGAATGAGACACAATCCACGAGGTGAAACATGGAAAAAGTATTAATTATAGACGGTAAAGAAGTGCCATTCAAATCGACTGGCGCTTTTTTATTGCGCTACAAAGCGCAATTTCAAAGAGACGGTATTGCGGATATGCTCAAGTTATCTGATTCAATCGATGAAGAAACTGGCAAATTCGTAAATTATGATACGGTTGATCTGGATGTTTTCTTCAAACTTATATGGACTCTCGCTAAGACCGCGAATCCGTTTATTCAACCCATGATGGAATGGCTTGATACCTTTGACGAATTTCCACTAGCGGAGATTATACCGGAATTGATGGATATTATTCAGTGTACGATGAAGTCGAGCGCAAAAAAGTCACATCCGGCAACAGCGGCACTATCGCCGGCAGAGCTAAACCGTTAACAACTGAGCTGCTGATGAAGCGTGCGCTTGAAAGAAAGCTCACACTTCAAGATTTCGAAATTTTGACTATTGCTCAGATTGTTGATTACATTCTCTTTTATGACGAAGACGAAAGCGACAATGAAGAAGATGAAGATGATAGAGTTGCGACACAAGACGATTTTGATAGATTCTAAAGGAGGTGGTGAGAGTGGCTGGCAAAAAATTTAAAGGTATTACAATCGAAATTGGTGGAGATACCACGCCACTCCAAAAATCTCTAGAAGGCGTAAACAAAAAAACCACCGATCTTCAGACTGAACTTAGACAAGTTGAACGCCTTTTAAAACTCGATCCATCAAATACTGACTTGATAACTCAAAAGCAAAAGCTTCTTAGTGATGCTATTTCTGGCACAAAAGATAAGTTAGAGTTAGTGAAAGATGCTGAACGTCAAGTAAAAGAGCAATTTGAGCAAGGTAAAGTCGGTGAAGACCAATATCGTGCAATTCAACGAGAAGTTGTAATTGCAGAGCAAGAGTTAAAGAAACTTGAAACAACTTTACAAAGTACAAATGATAAGTGGAAAATTGGTGCAAAAGAGCTTAGTGATTTTGGTGACAAAGCTCAAAAAGCAGGTGAAAAGTTTGCTCCAATTTCTGCAATTGCAGGAGCAGCTGTTGCAGGAATGGCCGCATCTGCTGTTAGTGCTGGTGCCGCTGCAGATGACTTAAATACACTGTCTAAACAGACAGGCATTTCCACAGAGTCATTACAAAAATTTGCGTATGCTTCTGATATAATCGACGTTAGTACAGAGACCATGACGGGTTCGCTTCGCAAATTGACTAAGAGTATGGGCAATGCACAAGATGGTTCAAAAGGTACAGTAGAAGCATTTCAAGAGCTGGGCGTTTCGTTCAAAGATGACGTTACTGGAGAGTTGCGTGACAATGAAGATGTATTTTATGATATCATCGATGCCCTTGGAGAGATTGAAAACGAAACTGAACGTGACAAAATCGCCATGGAGTTATTCGGAAAATCAGCTCAAGATATAAATCCATTGATTTTAGGTGGCGCAGATGCACTAAAGTCACTCGGTGCAGAAGCTGAAGCATCCGGATTAATCATGAGCCAAGAAGCACTTGATGGCGCGAATGCCTTTAACGATGAACTGGATAGTCTGAAAGCAAATGCTAAAATGACGTTCATGGAAATGGGCGTAGATATTGCGACATCATTAACACCAGCACTTCAATCGTTAGCAAGTGGTCTTAAAGATGTTATGGCATGGATTAGAGACTTAAGTCCTGAATCACTTAAATTTATCATGGTAATACTTGCTATGGTTGCAGGTATTGCGCCTTTATTAATTGGTATTGGGAAACTTGCAACTGGGATAAGTAGCATCATGACTCTGATATCTACGGTAAGTGGATTGTTTGCAGCATCAGGTGCAGCAGCAGGGGCTGCCGCGGGAGGTGCTGGATTGTTTTCAGGTGCGATAGCCGCTATAACTGGACCGATTGGAATCGCTATTGCAGTTATTGTTGGACTCATTGCTATCGTAATGCATCTTTGGAAAACAAATGAAGAATTTCGGGACATGATCAAAGAAATTTGGTCAAGTATTCAAGAGGTATTTTCACTTACGATTGAATTGATTAAAGCCATAATTAATGTTTTTATTGAGTGGTTTAAAGCGGTATGGACCAAATATGGTGATGACATAAAGAAAATGACAGATGGCCTATGGCAGGGCATACTTGGTGTAATTCGCGGTATAATAGAAATCATCAAAGGAATAATCCAAGTATTTATAGGCATATTTACCGGCGATTTTGAGAAGCTTAAAACAGGCATCACTACCATTTGGAAAGGACTCTGGGAGGTGATCAGATCTATTGTATCTGGAGCATGGTCAGTTATTTCAGGTGCATTTGGAATATTAAAAACCAATATTACAAGTTGGTTTACTGGCATCGTCACTAGTGCTACAGGTTGGGGGAAAAACTTAATTGGTGGTTTCATTGACGGTATAAAATCCATGGCAGGGGCTGTCGCAGATGCGGTAAGTAATGTCATAGGAGGTGTCAAAGATTTCATTGGATTCAACTCACCATCTAAGAAGGGTGAAGGAAGGAATATTGTCAAATGGGGATCTAACATGCTGAAGGGCTTTACTGATGGTATTTTAGAGGCAATTCCAGAACTCGAAAATACTATGTCAAATGTGATTTCACGACCACAAATGGCAGTCGCAGGTGCTGGTGGAGGTTCTGTTGTCAATTATGTTCACTCAGGTACCGTAAGAGTTGAGGGTGTAAACAACAAAGGTGAAACTGTAGCAGCATGGGATGAGTTTATGGGAGAGTTTAGAAGGGAGTCGAGACGATGACATTGAAATTTGAAACGGCAACCGGAATAAAGCTCGCTGAAGGCATTCGAAATGCAAAACCCAAAGAAATTGACAATAGCAATAGAATTGAGAATACAACATTAGATGGGAAGCCACACGTACAAACGATTGGTGACCCATCTTTTATATTGCAATTTGAAATTTTATGCAATGGTGATCAGCAAGTGCTGATTAACAATGCTTATTCAATAGCTTCGAGAATAAAGTATGTTTTTCAAAATGTTGAATACACTGGAATTTTGAAAAACAAGCCTCAATTCGATAGGTTTGGGAAACTCAAAGCAACTGCTGCAGACACCAAGTTCACAGCAGACATTACTTTAACAATTTTGGAGGAAAATGCTCTATGAGAAGCATACCCGCAGACATCTTGAATAAGATAAATAGCTCAGAGCAAACTAGAGCCAATGACGCGGACCCGCGCCTAAGCATTCAAGTAAGTAGAGCAAAATCTGCGGTAGTAGACTCCACTTATTGGACCGTAGAAACGATCCGGACGATGCCAGGACTAGGCGATATTAGCCTTGCGCCACGTCGCTTGAAAAACTATGGGCGTCCGGATCGCATCTACGAAATACATGTAGAGAATGGCCAAGTAAAAACTACCTTGCGCGAATATCCAGACAAGCAAAAGATAGGATGGCAGCATCAATTCGACCTTGGAGCTGGTTCAGCGGTCGCGATAGCATTTGATGGTGAGTGGGAGTTGTGGCGAAAGAAATGGCGAATTCAAACAAGTGAGAAGCCATGGATATTCTGGGTTGATGCATCAGGTGACTTATACACCCAACTATGGGATGAAGCAGATACCAAAGTACTTCTAGCGAGTGGCGTGGTTAAGGTAAAGGCCATGCGTGGTTGGAAGAACTTCAGCATAGAAGCGGACGACCAAGGCATCGTTTGCGCGTACATTAAATCAGATGGCACCGTGCATTATCGTAATTACTGCAGACAAGGCGATGGCACAACAGTCTGGGAATCCGAAAGAGCATTCACGGCATTCACGGGTGTTGCTCTCAACTTAAATCTCTATTTACTGAACGACTATCGAATGGGTTTCGTCATCCAGGACAATGCAAACCAGATCACTATGCACACATCTGTCCGCAATTGGGCAGGGATGGCCACAACACCTGATTATATTTCAGCAAGTATTCAAGATGTTACATTTGATGTGATACCTGTACTTTACACAGAATCGTATGCAGATGAGCACATCACAGCATCGATATCTGATATTTTCTTCAATGTAGCTGAACCAATTTATCCAGTTCCACAACTTGCAGAGAATGAAGATGAATATACCATTACATTGACATTCAATCACACAATTGATTATGATCTCTCAATAGTCGCAAGTGCATTTTCTATTAAAGATAGTGCAAACGCGACTTTTGCAATTTTAAGTACTGCAGCTGGCGCTTCAAATGCTCAAATTGTTTTCACAATGGCAAACTTCGCAAGTGCATCCGGCAACATGTTCATAGTCTATGACAGAGCTTTGATTGAACTAGACAGTATAAATCAAGGCAGTCGCTTCGCAATAGAATCATTCAGCTTCGAATTTACGCCAGATCTTGAACCACCAGAAGCACATGCAATTGAACACATTAGTGTAAGTATTCTGCCAACATTTGTAGTTCAACAAGTCTATTATCAAAGCGTATACGCGCCGGAAAACATAACCGCAGGCATCACAGATATTTCTTTCGTAGTTACTAAAGTTGGAAACAACCCACTCTAAGGAGGGCATCATGCACGTAAATCAAAAGGTTTTAATCCATAACAAATTTGACATTCTTATTCACGATGTCAATACAGGCGAATTGGTAGGTCAATTCGAATCCTACAACATCGTATTAGATCAAATGTGGACGCGCCTCTGTGGTGGGTCCTCTTATTTTGTAAACATTCACTTCGGTACCGGTGATGGCACACTATCAGCTGCAAGAACATCACTCTTCACACATTTAGGAACAAAAGCCGCAGCTGACGAAGAACAAGTAAAAGCTCTACCAGTTTCAAGATGGAAACGAAAAATCGTCCTGAATCCAGAAGAATTCGTAGGCGCAACTATCACAGAAGTAGGCATCGCATTCGGCGCAACTGCATCAAATCTTGTGACGCATTCAAAACTTAAAGATGCAGAAGGAAATCCGATTTCATTGCCGGCTAAGACAGATACGCAAGTTATTACGATATATGCGACAGTGTTTGTGACTATTAATAATGCTGCAGGTATTACAATGTTGGGTATGCCGTCAAGTAATCAGCTTATCAATTATTTAGTGGGAGGTTCTGCGGCACCTGCAGGGAGTTTTTACTTTACAGAAGCTACTTCAAATGGTGCCACAATTGGGAGCACAGCTTCGGTTTCTTGGTCAGCCGATAACGCAAATAAAAAAAGAAAAACTAACACATTAAGGTTTGATATTAATAC